TTGTCGATTGACCCCTTGGATTTTGCAAGCGCTGAGGGTTCACCAGACGGGCTAGTATCCCTGATCGTTGACCATCGAGAGGCGTGGCTATTTGGCACGAACTCCGTGGAGGTCTGGTACAACTCCGGCGACGCCGATTTCCCGCTCACCCGCATCCAAGGCGCTTATAACGAGGTCGGCTGTATTGCGCCGTACTCGGTAGCCAAGATGGACAACTCCGTCTTTTGGCTCGGCGCAGACGCTCGGGGTCAGGGCATTGTGTATCGAGCGCAGGGTTATCAGGCGGTGCGTGTATCTACGCACGCCGTTGAGTTTGCCATTCAAGGCTACGGCAACCTTGCCGATGCCGTGGCGTATACGTACCAGCAAGACGGTCACACGTTCTACGTGCTGAACTTTACGGACGCTGATACGACATGGGTGTTTGACGCTGCTACGGGCGCTTGGCACGAACGCGCTGGATTCCGTAACGGCGACTTTAAGCGTCACCGTGGTAACTGCCACGCTCGGTTCCTTGGCGAGCCGGTTATTGGTGATTACGAGAACGGCAACCTGTATGCGTTTGACCTGACCGTTTACTCGGACAACGGTGCTACGCAGAAGTGGCTACGCACTTGGCGTGCGTTGCCGACCGGCGCCAATAACTTGACGCGTACTGCCCACCACTCGCTCCAGATTGACTGCGAAACCGGCGTAGGTTTGAACGGCGTTGACCCGTTTGACGATCCGATTGAGATTACAACGGAAACGCAAGTCGTTTTGGATACCGAAAACGACATCAATTTAATTATTGAAAGCACACCAGTTGTGGGCGCTAACCCGCAGTTGATGCTGCGCTGGTCGGATGACGGCGGCCACACTTGGAATGGCGAGCGCACTGTGTCTATGGGTCGTATTGGTCAATACGGCACTCGCGCTATCTTCCGTCGCCTTGGCATGACCTTAAAGTTGCGTGACCGCGTATACGAAGTTAGCGGCACCGATCCCGTTAAGGTCGCCATTATGGGCGCCGAACTGCAACTGAGTGGCACATCGTCGTGACCGTAAACATCACGCAAATTCCTGCGCCGCGTGTGCCGTTTATTGACGAGCGCACTAACCAGATTTCGCGTGAATGGTTCCGCTTTCTTAATAACCAGTTTCAGTTGACAGGTGGCGGCACCACGCAGACCTCTATTGCTGACCTTGAGTTGTCGCCTTCGTTGGCGGCTAACGTCGAGGACGAAATGGCGGTTGTAAAGGGCCAGATAGACGATCTGCAAAAAGGTACGGCTCGATACGAACCGAACCCGGTCAACTACGGCGCGTTCTATTCAACAACGACTCAGACGGCAGCAGCGGCTAATACGCCGTATGCGATGACGTTTAATAACACGTCAAACAACTACGGCGTGTACATAGACCCCGCTGCGTCTTCGCACATTAAAGTCACTCGGCCCACTGTCTACAACATGCAGTTCTCATTGCAGTTGGACAAGACATCTGGCGGTACTGGATTGTTTTGGGTGTGGATCAGGGTCAATGGCGTTGATGTCCCAAATACGGCATCTCAGGTTCGCATCCAAGGCAATAACGCTGAAGTTTTTGTGGCTGCAAACATATTTGTGCCTATGTCAAACGGAGACTATCTCCAGTTGATGTGGGCAGCCGACACCACATCTGTTGAAATTTTGGCGGAAGCCGCTACCGCAGTTCATCCCGGTATTCCGTCAGTCATCCTTACTATGACGCAGGTATATATATGACCGTTTATCTTTCACCCTTCGCGGGAGCCGGGGCGCAGTTCTTTACCGACGACGGCTCTGTGCTGTCGGGCGGAAAGATTTATACCTACGCCGCTGGCACCACGACCCCGCTGACGACCTATACGTCTGTTAGCGGCACGACTGCTAACTCCAACCCCATCATCCTTGACTCTGGCGGACGACTGCCAGAGGACATGTGGCTGACCGAAGGTCTTAAGTATCGGTTCGTATTGACTGACTCTAATGACGTGCAAATCGGCGAATACGACGACATCGCGGGCATCAACGACATCTCTACGGAGACTGTCGCGTGGTCCACGATTACCGGCACGCCGACGACGGTAGCCGGGTATGGCATTACCAACGCCTTGACGACGACGGCTGCGGCAACGACATATGCGCCGATTGCCTCGCCCACGTTTACCGGCACGCCGCTGATCCCGGACAACGACTCGGTTAGCGCCAACTATGCGGTCGGCTATCGAGAAGCACCGCAGGTATCTAAGACGGCTAACTACCAGTTGGTGTTGGCAGATCGCGGTAAGTCGATTCTGATGAACGGCACCAGCCTGACGCTGACTATTCCGGCCAACTCTGCCGTCGCGTTTCCGGTAGGCACCGTAATCATTATCGTCAACGTCAATACCAGCGCGTTGTCGATTTCCATTACGACCGACACGCTGACTCTGGCGAACAGCACCACGACCGGCACTCGCACTTTGGCTCGTAACGGTTTGGCTACCTGCGTCAAGATTGGCAGCACCTCTTGGCTGATCAGCGGAGCGGGATTGACCTAATGAGTGGCGCTACCTTAGCAGCGGCGATTGCAGGCACGACGGGGGGAGCCGGTGCCGGTGTGTTCGACGCATCGTCTGGGTCGGGCAGCGTCACGATTCCTGCCAGTGCGACGGGCGTTACCATTGAGGTCTGGGGTGCAGGTGGTGGCGGCGGCTACGGTACTGTCACCCAGATATTTGGCGAGTTCCTGTACGAACCGCAAGAGAACCCCGGTGGCGGTGGTGGCGGAGGTGCTTACTCCAAGACCGTGCTGGTTCTAACTGCCCCAGACGCCGGTAAAACGATTCTGTACACTGTCGGTGATGCTGGTCGAGGCGGCACTGTAGGCGACGCTGTGGGCGGTGCAGGCGGTCAGTCCGTAGCCTATGCCGGAACCTATGCCCTGCCTGAAATGATCTGTACGGGCGGCTTCGGCGGTTATGGCGGCATCGGCATATTCGGCAGTCAGCAGGGTGCTGGCGGAACGGCGTCAGGCGGCAATACGACCAACACCAACGGTAACGGTGGTGCAGCCTTCACGCAGCCGGGTGCTACGCCGATTGCCGGTGTGGGCAGCCTCGTAGGCGGCGCTGGCGGTGACGGTGGCGATCCGGTAGAGGGCGGCGATCCGGGCAAGGCTGGCGTCAATGGCCGCGTCCGAATGGTATTTACCTTTTAGGTGACACATGGCAGTTAACGTAAAAGTCCTGATCCCGGCCAAGATTGCCGAGAACACGCAGGTAACCCAATACACGGCTACGAACGTATCGGCCATCATCGACAAGTTCACGGCGACAAACTACAGCGCGTCGGCGGCTACGATCTCGATTAACCTTGTGACGCAGTTTGACTCGTCGGGCAACCAGAACCTGATCATCAAGAACAAGACCCTGCTGCCCTCTGAGACGTATACGTTCCCTGAGTTGGTCGGCCATGTGCTGCAACCGGGTGGATTTATCTCCACGATTGCCGGGACTGCCTCGGCTATCAACATCCGATCCTCTGGTCGGGAAGTGTCGTGACCGAAGCCGAATACTGGCTGCGCGAGAACTTTGCTGCGCTGGAGTTGCCGCCAGATGCGGTGGCTTGGCTGATTGACTTGTGGCACGTCACGCAGGTGTTTGACGACGTAGCCGATGGCGACTCGGTAGACCGTAAGTCGCTGGACGATACCGTGTGGCGCACCCTTGTGGGTATGCCTGCAAACAGTTTTTTTATGGCTCATGCGGGGCAGTTATTGCCTGCGCTGGGCACGGCGATTCTGAAGTGGAAGGCTTCGGATGACGCCGAACGCAATGGTTTGGCTGACGAACGGTCGTTCGTTTGGCGTGCCGCTTACTATGACTTGGTTCTTTTAGTGGTGCTGTTGTGTCAGGGCCGAGAGTCTGCTATGGAAAAAGCAGGTGCGGTAATGGCACTATACGGCGAAAGTTTTGCGACATATCGCGGGGAATTTCCTCATGGCTAATCCAGTAGTTGCTATTGCCGCATCCAGCATCGGATCGGCTGCTATCGGCAGTCGCTCGGCAAGTAAGGCAGCAAAAGCGCAAACAGATGCCGCTCGATCAGCGGAAGCATCCCAAGAGCGGATGCTTGAACGGCAGTTAGAGGAAACTCGCCCGTTTCGGGAATTGTCGCTTCAGCAACTTAATCGCTTATCGGAGTTGTACGGGCCTGAAGGCATGTACACCAAGACTCCGACAATGGAAGACCTGACGATGGACCCCGGTTTTTCTTTCAGAATGTCTGAAGGAGAGAAGGCGCTTGCTCGTATGCAGTCTGCTCGCGGGCAGTTGTTTGGCGGTGGCGCAATTAAGGCCGGTGTGCGGTACGGGCAGGAGATGGGTTCGCAGGAATTCCAAAATGCTTACAACCGCTTAATGAATCAACGCGCAACCGTTACTAACGCGCTACTTGGAATTGGTGGCTATGGCCCCGCTATCGCTGGGCAAAATGTTGGCGCGATGGGAAGCGCTGGTAGCAACATCGCCAACATCCAGTTAGGTGGCGGTCAGGCTCGCGCTTCTGGCTATCTCGGTCAGGCCAACGCGCTAAACCAAGCGCTCAGTCAAGGCGCTGGTTTGTATGGGATGTATAAAGGCGGTTATTTTGGGCCGCAAAACGTAACTCCGGGCGGTGGTTCTAATCTTCAGGCCTATAACTATATGGGTCCGCGATACGGGAACGAGGCGTAACCATGGCAGTCATCGGCGCAACTCAACTTGAGCCAGTAAACATCCTTGGCTCATACGTGCAGGGCATGGAACTTGGCCGTGCCAATCGCCTAGCCCAACAGCAACAGGCAGCGCAAATGGAGGCCGCTCGCCAAGAAACTGAACTACGCAACTACTTATCATCGGCGGACCTTTCGTCGCCGGAAGTGCAAAACCAGTTGCTTCGCTTCGGGCCGCAAGGCGCTGAGATGGCTAAGAACCTAGCAACTATGGGTACTCAGCGTTCACAAGCGGCCAAGGCTGATTACGAAGCCCAAAGCCAGCGCTTAAAAGACATGTATAACTTGGTAACGTCTGCTGTAGACGCACCGAGTTATGCGCGTGTTCGAGGCATGGCAGCAAACATGGGAATTGATGTCGCTCAAATTCCTGAGCAGTACGATCCTGCGTTTGTTGAGCAAGCCAGAAGCGCCGTACTTACCGCGTCAGAGCGACTTGATGCGGAGTTGAAAAGAGATACTACCGCCGTCCAGCGTCGCCAAGTTGCACTGGCCGAACGCAAGCAAAGTTTTGAAGAGCGTACCGCTAATGCTGGTATGTCAGGCATGGTTAAGCCGCCTGAATTACAGAAGGGCGAGCGCTGGAATCCCGAGGCTGGTCGTGTTGAGGCTGTGGAAGGCTCTGATATTTATATTAAGCAGTCCGGTAGGCACAACAAGGATTACACCGCTCTTAACGCTATTAACACGCAG